TGAAGGTTTACGAAGTGAACAAATTGCAAATAGTATTTCTTTAGAAAAAGAAAAGATTGCTTTAGGTCAATCACAAATTGAAGGTTTAAATGCTTTGGCTATTGAACAAAGAAAATTTGATGAGGAATTAGAAACAAACGAATTAAAAAAATTAGAAAAACAAAAAGCTAATTTAGAGGAGGAAAAAAGAATTGAACTTGAAAGGTTACAAAATAATATAAATGCTGCAACTTTAGGCACACAAGCAAGGGTAGATGCTGAATTAGAATTTGCAACTAAAAAACAAGAAATAGATAATGCTTTAGTTCTTAATGCAACACAAACTAAAGAAAAAATATTAGAACAAGAAAAAGCAACTTTAGAAGGTAAAAAAGCAATACAAGAAGCTACATTATCAAATATAGAAGGTGGTTTAAGTTTATTAAAAGGCTTGTTTGAAGGAAATGAAGATATACAAAAAGGTTTAATTATTGCTGAAAGTGCTATGGGTATTGCAAGAATTATAATTGGTACACAAGCAGCCAATGCAGCCGATACAGCAGCAGCAGCTTTAATGGGGCCTGCAGGTATACCATATTTAGCTACTAAAAAAATAATGAATCAAGTTTCTGCAGGTTTAGGTATTGCAGCAAATATAGCAGCTACATCAAAAGCACTTTCTGCTTTAGGTGGTGGTGGTGCTCCGAGTGGTGCAGGTGCAGGAACGGGTGGTGGTGCAGGTGCAGGTTCAGCCCCTTCTTTTAACGTAGTAGGTCAAGGTGGTGCAAATCAAATAGCACAAGGTATGGCAGAACAAAATATGCAACCTGTTCAAGCGTATGTAGTAGCAGGTGCGGTTACAACAGGGCAAGCATTAAACAGAAATATCATTAACAACGCTTCAATGGGTTAATATAACTATAAATAAAAACTATTAAAACAATAATATACTATAAATAAAAACTTGCGTTGCAAAGTATTGATTTTATTAGGATTTTACGTTAAATTAAAAAACTTTAAAAAAACAATATAGTATATTAAAAACAATTATAATAGCTTAAATGCAATAAAAATTGCTTTAAATTAAAAGTTAAAAAAACAAAACAAAACTTAATTTATTTTAATAATATGAAGATAATAGAATTAATAATAGACGAAAACGAAGAACTTTCAGGAGTAGATGCCGTTTCAATAGTAGAATTTCCTGCAATAGAATCTAACTTTGTTTCATTAAATCAACAATTAGCTTTGGCAAAAGTTGATGATGAAAAACGTATTTTAATGGGTGCTGCTTTAATTCCTAACAAGCACATTTATAGAAGAAATGGAAATGATGAATATTACATTTTCTTTTCAGATGAAACAGTACGTAAAGCAAGTGAATTGTTTTTAATGAACTCAAATCAAAATAACGCAACATTAGAACATCAAAAAGAATTAAAAGATTTAAGTATTGTAGAATCTTGGATTGTTGAAGATGCAGAAATGGATAAATCTAAAAAATATGGTTTAGATGCACCTGTTGGTTCTTGGGTAGTTTCAATGAAAGTTAACAATGATGTTATTTGGAATGACTTTGTTAAAACAGGTAAAGTAAAAGGTTTTTCAATCGAAGGTTACTTTGCTGATAAATTAGAAATGTCTTTACAACAAGAAAAAGAATTAGAATTAATTGAAAAAATTAAATCAATAATAAGTAATGCTGAAATTAATAAATAAAATTATGGGAAATAAAACAAGTTCACCTAAAGGTGGAAAACGTGGTTGTTTATGTAAAGATGGAAAATATAGTTCTGAATGTTGCCAAGGTGAATTACAAGAACAAGGTATTGGTTCAACTGTAGCACAGCAATCAAGTTCAGTTACAAATGTAAATACTGAAAGAACTATGGTGCGTTCTAATGGCTAATTTATAACAAAAATAAATAATAATAATTTAAACTATAAATACTTATTAATATGAATGTAATCAATGAAATTAAAACTCTTTTGGGTATGGATGTAAATCTTGCTCAAATGAAACTAATGGATGGCGTTACTGTTTTAGAGGCAGATGCTTTTGAAATGGATAATGCTGTTTTTATTGTTAATGGCGAGGAAAGGATTCCTATGCCTGTTGGAGAATACGAATTAGAAGATGGTATGATTTTAGTAGTAGCTGTTGAAGGTATTATTGCTGAAATTAAAGAACCTGCTGTAGAAGTAGAAGAAGCACCTGAAGCTGAAGTAGAAGTTGAAGTTGAAGCACAAGCTGAAACAGTAGCTACCCCAAAAAGAATTGTAGAATCAGTTTCTAAAGAAATGTTTTTTGCAGAAATTGAAAAATTAAGAACTGAAATTGCTGAATTAAAATCAGTAAAAGAAGTTGTTAAAGAAGAATTAAGTTCAGATGTAGTTGTTGAACCATTAACACACTCACCTGAAGTTAAAAACGAAGTAAAACTAAATAAATTTTCATCTAATCGACAATTAACTACACAAGATATAGTTATGTCAAAACTTTTTAATTAAAAAACTATGCCGACTACAACATCAATTACAACTACCTATGCAGGTGAGTTCGCAGGGAAATATGTTTCTGCTGCATTATTATCAGGTTCTACTATTGCAAATGGTGGAATTGAAGTAAAACCAAACGTAAAATTTAAAGAAGTTCTTAAAAAAGTTGCTACAGATGCAATCGTTAAAGATGCTACTTGTGATTTTGATGCTACTTCTACTTTAACTTTAACTGAAAAAATCCTTCAACCTGAGGAATTCCAAGTAAATTTACAACTTTGTAAGACCTCATTTAAATCGGATTGGGAAGCGGTTCAAATGGGTTATTCTGCATTTGATTCTTTACCTCCTGCTTTTGCTGACTTCTTATTAGCTCACGTAGCTTCTAAAGTTGCTGAAAAAACAGAACAAAACATTTGGAGAGGTGTTACCGCTAATGCGGGTGAATTTAACGGATTTTCAAGATTGTTAACTTTAGATGCTGCTTTACCTGCTGCACAAGAAGTTGCAGGAACTACTGTAACTGCTGCAAACGTAATTACTGAATTAGGAAAAATCGTTGATGCTATTCCTGCTTCACTTTACGGAAAAGAAGATTTGTATATCTATGTATCACAAAACATCGCAAGAGCATATGTACGTGCTTTAGGTGGTTTTGGTGCATCAGGTTTAGGTGCTAATGGTACTAATACAATGGGTACACAATGGTTTAACAATGGTTCATTATCTTTTGATGGTGTTAAAATCTTTGTTGCCAATGGTTTAGCTTCTAACATTGCTATTGCAGCACAAAAATCTAACTTATTCTTTGGAACAGGTTTATTATCTGATTACAATGAAGTGAAAGTTATTGATATGGCTGATATTGATGGTTCTGAAAACGTAAGAGTTGTTATGAGATTTACTGCAGGTGTACAATACGGAGCTGTAGAAGATATCGTAACTTACGGAATCACAAACGCTGCTAACTAATACTAATTTAGTTTACTTAAATAAGGGGAGGTAAAATGCCTTCCCTTTTTTTTAACTTTTAAAATATAAAACTATGCCTTGCGATATATCATTAGGAAGAGCCGAACAATGCAAAAATAGCATCGGTGGATTGAGAGCAGCATACTTCATTAATTGGGGTGATGCTACAACGGTAACTTATTCTGCAACATCAGGACAAGAAGATGTAATTACAGCTTTAGGTGGAACGCCTGTTGGGTACAAATATGAATTGAAGGGAACTTCAACATTTGAACAAACTGTAACTTCATCAAGAGAAAACGGAACTACATTTGTAGACCAAAAATTAACTTTAAGCATTAATAAATTAACTATTGCAGACCACAAGCAATTGAAATTATTAGCTTATGGTAGACCACAAATCATTATAGAAGATAACAATGGAAACTTCTTTATGGCAGGTTTAACCAAAGGAATGGATTTAGTTACTGCAACTATTTCAAGTGGTGCAGCTATGGCAGATAAATCAGGTTATTCTATGGAATTTCAAGGAATGGAACCTGTACCTGCAAACTTTGTAACAGGTCCATTAACTACAAGTATTTTAGCTTCTATTATTGAAGGTACTGTAGCATAATATTATTATTTGTTTTTTTAAAAGGGGTGCTATTTATTTAGCATCCTTTTTTGTTTTAAAACAATTTTGAATTTAAATTATTAATATATAAAAATAGTTTATGATAATTTTAAAAGAACAAGCTACAGCACAAACATTAACATTTATACCAAGAGTTATGAGTGCTACAACTATTGTATTAAGAAATGAAACTACAAATGAAGAAACTACAATTAGTGCTACATTTGCTTTATCAAGTTATTATTTAACTACTACAACTATTTTTGATTTAAAAGAAAATACATTTTATAATTTAACTATTAAAAATGGTGCAAATATAGTTTACAAAGATATTATCTTTTGTACAAACCAAGCAAACGATACATATACAGTAAACCAAAATCAATACGTGGCAAACGTTACAAACAACGAATTTATAATTTATGAGTAATATATCAATAGTAAATTTAAGTGCTTATACAAGCCCTGTAATTCAGGAAAATAAAAAGAATAGTTATATTGAATATGGAAGTGATAATAATTACTTTCAATATTTAATTGATAGATATTTATATTCTGCTACCAATGGTGCAATTATTACAGGTATTGCAAATATGATTTATGGTAAAGGTTTAGATGCTTTAGATTCTAACAAAAAGCCAAATGAATACGCACAAATGAAATCTATTATTAAGGATTCAGATTTGCGTAAAATAGCTTTAGAACGTAAGTTATTAGGAATGGCTGCTATGCAGGTAGTAAAAGAAAAGAATTTAGTTAAGCAAGTTCTACATTTTCCTATGCAAACTTTACGTGCTGAAAAATGTAATGATAAAGGGCAAATTGAAGCGTGGTACTATCATCACGATTGGACTAAAAAGAAGCCAAGTGAAGATGTAAAACGTATTCCTGCTTTTGGTTTTGGTAACGGAAATGAAGTTGAAATTTATGTTATTCAACCTTATGTATCAGGTTTTGATTATTACTCGCCAATAGATTATTCAGGTTCTTTACCTTATGCTTTATTAGAAGAAAATATTGCTGATTATCAAATAAACGATGTACAAAACGGATTCAGTGGTACAAAGGTAATTAACTTCAATAATGGTATTCCTTCAGAGGAAATGCGTGATAAAATGAAGCGTGATGTAATGGGTAAATTAACAGGTGCAAGAGGTGAAAAAGTTATTATTGCTTTTAACGCTAATGCAGAAAGTAAAACTACAGTTGAAGATTTACCATTAAACGATGCACCCGCTCATTACGAATATTTATCTAAAGAATGTTTTGATAAATTAATTGTAGGTCATAGGGTTACTTCACCAATGCTTTTAGGAATCAGAACGGGTGATGGTGGTTTAGGTAATAATGCAGATGAAATTAAAACCGCTACTTTATTATTTGATAATATAGTTATTAAGCCATATCAACTTGAAATAATCGATGCTATTGATGAAATATTAGCTGTTAATAGTATTTCATTAAAATTATATTTTAAAACAATACAACCATTAGAATTTGTTGAAACTGCAGGTTTAGATGCACAAACAAAAGAAGAAGAAACAGGTGTTAAAATGTCAAAGCATTTAGATGATATTGATTTAGATTCTTTTGGTGAAGATATAGATTTAAACGAATGGGAATTAATTGATTCACGCCAAGTTGATTATAATGAAGAAGAAATATTAGATAAAGAACTTGAAGCATTAAACAACCCTAAACAATCTACATTAAGTAAAATTTGGAACTTTGTAAGTACAGGCGTTGCTAATCCTAATGCAAGAAGTGAGCAAGATGGCGAATTATTTAAATCACGTTACAGATATAGTGGTACAATATCAAATAATAGTAGACCATTTTGTAAAAAAATGTTAAATGCAGATAAATTATATCGCAAAGAAGATATACAAAGAATGAGTTTAAGTGCTGTTAATGCAGGTTGGGGTCCTGAAGGTGCTGATAATTACGATGTATTTTTATATAAAGGCGGAGGTGCTTGTCAT